GTCGATTTCATCTTGAAGTGACTGCTCTAACTTGTTCTTCGGAATCTTTGGTAAGTCCATCTCACTCAAGTGGGTAGTGGTAGCCTGCAAGGGCTCTGACTTTGGACCTTCCCCCAGGACGTCATAGGCTGAGACTTGGATCGTTACTGTTGTACCGGAGGGCGCTGGATACGAATAGTCCCCGCCAGCCAGCACAGGGACTCTAACCGTTTCTGCTCCCCTTGTCACGTAAATGTAATAGCCCTGGATGGATGGTAACCCCAAAGGTTTAGGTAAGATCTTGACTACGTTGAAGTATTCTTCGGTGTTCGGCTGTTGTGGAGCGGGAGGCATAGGCAACTCTAACTCTTTGATTGCAGATTCCAAGCTATAATTCCCATGCCTGTCAAAGGCCCTAATGTAAAACGTGTATTCCCTGACACTTGGGGCAAACACATGGCGCAGCTCGCTGCCACGATAGATTAAGTGCTCATTTCTAGCTCCCCAATTGACATCTTCGGTTCGAATCTCATACCCAGCGATGTCTCTTTCAGGAATCGGAAGCCAATTTAGTTCCACAGAATCAACAAAAAAGCAGTCGCCCCACTGCACATTGCTGGGGTTAGACCGCTTCCCGAGGATCGTAATGTTTTGGACAGGAGCCGTCCCAAAGTCCTCTTTGATTCGCCTGTGGCTCTCACTAACCACCTTGACTAAATACTGCTGGTTGCCGGCAACATCAAAGGTTAAGTGGGTACCCTCAACGAAGCGGATAAACTCCCAAGAGGCTCCATTATCAGATGATAACCACACATTGCCGGCCCTCCAGACAATATCGTCCGGTAGCTCCCACTCTACTCTGATCTGGGGTATCCAGGTTCCATCTGGCAGCTGCTTGTGTTCTTCAACTAGAGTCAGATTGCGGACAGACGCAGGCGGTGCATTGGGGTTAGGTAAAATTGTTGCTCGCCCAGGAGTATACACACTACCCCTATCATGGTAGATAGCCGAATTATACTCCCGGCACCGAAGAACCATCTCATCATTTTCTTCTTCCTGGATCTCAAGGATCCGAAACTCCTTTTCGATCCAGCCGGGAACATCATGGGATACCTTAACAACATCGCCCACTTCGCAATGGAGAGAGTCGATGCCCACTCGGAACTCACAAAACGTATTGCAGATATACCCACTGTCGTGGTAAAACCTTGCTTCGCGGCCAGCATGCCCGGGTCTGGTAACGGCATACAAGGTAATCGTTCGCGTGAGAATGTCTCCCCGTTCCTCTTGGTCAATTTCGTTATCATAGGAAATGTCAGCTTGTTCCCAGTTGGATTCAGGATCGATCCATTCTACCCGAATTTGGTTAGGAATCTCCTTGAGACTAGCTTTGGAGTAGCTAAAACTATCAGCTACAATGTTGTCCATGGTAAAGGACTGCACAGGCACCTGGCTCTTCTCGATCTGGAGCCGCAACTTGCCATCCGAATAGAGAACGTAAGCCCTAAATGTTCTTAGAACTTCATCAATGAGATCCAACGACGAACGCTGAAAGTCCACATTGTAATCCAACCTAAACCGCGGCTCCTGACCACCGTTGCCATCATCAACAAGCTCGTCACAGTAATGAGCTTCCGCTCTAAAACTGTCAAAGTCAATGTACTGCTCCTTGATCCCAACTCCATAGCGAGAATTGGTCATGAGGTCGAGGATGCACCAAGCAGGATTGTTGGAATACTGAGTAACCCAGCCGCTTCCGCTCCAGGTCCTCAACCTACGTCCTTTTACTACACAAGTTATTGTTGGAGTCATACTCAAATCTTCAGAAGCTTTAAATCTACAGGCAATATAAGCCGTGTTAGGCCATGTTTCGCCTGTATCGACCCAAGAGATGGCCGACTGGATTTCTGTTCCAAGCCTGACATGGTGCTCCACATAACCCTTAATGGATGTGATGGGTTCGTCGTTGACGCGTATATCTTCAACAGATTCTATGGGGCCCTCACCAAGGCCGACAACCATGAACAGTTCTTTTTCGTTATTGGAGATCCGATGATAGATGATGTTGCCTGCAACCTTGACCCGGCCGTATGTGACAGGGATTGGAATCCGCTGGGCATACGTATTATCGAGCTCTCCAAAGCTATAGGTTGGCGAGGCCGATTTAGGTCTATCAAACATTCGGCCCAGTGATGCGCCTGTCACGACCGATGCTAACATCGTAGCACCAAATATGGTAGATCCCGCTGCACTTGCAGCACCAGCCACAACGGCCCCGATTATCGCTCCAGCACCCATCTATACCAACCTCCTAGCACCTACAAACTTTTCCTTCCAAAATCCCCGAAGTCTCGTTAACTGTACACTGCGGCCTTCCAGGACATGCAAAAAACGGCCTCCCGTAATTAAGATACCGCTGTGTGTCACTGCATCATTGATGACCCGAAAATAGACTAAATCAAGCGGCTGCAGGGGTTCTATTGCTTCTTTGCCGATAACTAATAGCCCCCGCAGATACCTCTCTGGATCTGATTCGTACCAATCGTAGTCAATAGGTAACCCGTCGTCCTTAGGAAAAGGGATCCCCATCTGAGTGTAGACGTACCAGACCAGCCCCAAGCAGTCGAAACCATCCAAACTCCGCCCATTGTGTCTATACGGGACGCCTACCAGCCTACCGGCCAACTGCTCCAACCTCTTGATCATTCTCGGACATCCTTCTCGGACGGTACTGACAGAAAGCCGCCGAACCTTGCTTGGTTACTAAACCTGGCACATCCAGTGTCGTAGTCCTTGTTGCATCCTCTGCGCATGGTGTAAGGCTTGCCGACTACGTCTTCGGGAAAAGAGTATTCAACGTCAATAGTACTTCCACTGCTTGCCACAACCTTTCGGGACAAACCATCTATGGTCAGTATTCCATCCTCAAAGTAACCTGCCGATTCAAATCTGCCTGATAGGGTTAGCTTTCTGCCTTGATTGCTGACCCCAGATACAGTTCCGGTCACTGTCACAGACGCAAGATTAACCCCACACTCAGGGCCGCCAAACTTCCAGTTACAAAGCCTTTGGTAGTGCCGGCGTGGAACACTAACATTGAGAGTATCAAGTCTGCTGGTAACGGAGACCGTCATCGCATGTTGATTGGCCACCGGGGCGTCCATTACTCCATCGAAGATGATGACGTGATTGGCGAAATCCCCTAGATGGTCAAGAAACACTTTGACAATCTTTAGTCTGCACCCTCGGAACTCGTGATGGGCCATGTAGGCGCTCATCTCCCGGGTTACGTTATCAATGGATACAGAACATTCGTCTACTCTGCTTTCAACATTAGTTCTAATTGAGCTACGCCTGATTCCAGAGGCGTAGTATAAAGTGGGTGTCCCATCCTCATTGAAAAATTGCACATTCTGGTCATGTGCAGCCAAGTGAAGCGTTTCCTCATCCAGATAGATGGCATAGAGTTCGACTGGCCTATTGGCCTCCTTCTTGGCCTCAGCTGCCACGTTTGGCGACAAGGGCCTTGACATCTACACCACCTCCACGATTGTAATTCCGTATTCAAAGCAGAGCTTCCAAAATACTTGCCTGGTTAAGTTGTCTTCGGCAAAGCGCACATTGTACGTCTGATTGTCCACAGGATTTGTCCACTCAAACGCCTCGAAAGCCCCCTTTCTGGCTACGTAAAAGAACCAGATAGCATCTGCATCTACCTGGTCCTTTCTAAACTTCAATGACCATCTTCTTCTTGGCGTTCCTTTGGCCCGGCGCTGTTCCTTACCGCTCTCAAACTCCGTTATGAGGGTTCGGTACTGAACGGACTCCTGAATGTTTGCCGGATCACATGGCCAAGTAAACACAGCCATAGCATCAACTCCTTGCTAACTGCAGTAAGATCTTGCGCAGGGGTCCGTTACGCCCGACGTCGTCGATGATGAGGTGCTTCACTCCATCTGAATTGCGCATCAGAAGCTCCTGGAAACTGGCTGCGTCCACGGCGTTGATGTTAACCTCAATGTGTTGGGCACCAGCCCCATCTGTAGACACGTTCTGTAGTAGACTTTCAAACTGATCATTCTGCTGGCGGGAAAGAACTCTCTCGCCAGTTTGGGCGATGATTGGCACCTCATCGGATTTTAACTCTCCAATGTAACCACCGGAATGGTAATAGGCTGCAGGACTGAGAATAAGTCCGCCTTCATGGAAAATGGGAAGTCCGGCTAAGAAGTCTTCAAATCCAATCTTCGAAAATAGTGGTGCAAAAACTTGCGTTTGAAGGAACTGGCTGGCCAACATGCCAAGGAAGCTATCGAACACGCCGAGCACACTATCAAAGGTTTCTTCGAGACCCCGACCGTAGCCGATGGCGTTGGACAATCCTTGAACTAAACTATCGGTCCATTGTTTGGTTGCTTCTTGAGCCTTATTGGTCCCACTCGTGATTCCCTCGATTAGAGCCATGAGGCGTTCATAGTCAAGCTCTGCTTTTTCAAACAGTCCATCAAACTCCGTCATTAACTCTGGGAACTGTCCTCTTAACCAATCCATGGTCGAATCGCCCAAGGCGGAGAATAGCTTCTTGACGTTATTGAGCACTCGTGTAATCAGTGGGAGCCCATCATTTAAGCCTTGTTCGGCGCCCTCAACCCAAGCGGTCATAGTATTGTAACCGCCTTCATCGATCTTGGAAAGCGGACCCTTTGGCGGCGGAGACTGACCCATCAGTCGATCAGCATAGATCTTAGCTAGGAAGTCCGCAGCGGTTTCGTGATCGGCTGCTTTCTCATAAACTGCTTGTTCCATGGCATCCAAGACACTTCCGAAACCTGTCCTAAATCCCTGAGATAGCTCATCAAAGTCCATAAATTCCAAGACATTCGGCACCCAGTTAATGTTGAGCTCATGAGCCGATGGTGGGCTGAACCATGCTCCCAAGTAGGTAATGAAGATCTGCTGCATCTCTGGTGTTACTTCGTCGAAGTTCTGACCAGCTACTTCAGGGAATTTATTCTGAAAGTGACGCCAGTAGCTCTCGACAGTAGTCTGCGCTGCTGCCCTCCAATACTCATCTGTGCCACGTTCAAGTCCTTGCGACAACTCTTCCCATCGAGATTGATCGGTATCAGAAAAGTAGCTGACATCTCTGTCTTTAAAAGATGTCATGCCATAAAGTATTTCAGCTTCATCTCCACCTTCGGCCCTGCGGATAGCATTGAGCAGATCGTCGAGAGTTCTGACCCCACCCTCTAGGGATTTTGGTGACGCCAGTGGTTCCCAAGATTGCTCGCCCCATTCATCGAACGAGAGCAGTCCGTCCGGTTGGTTCCCGAGAATTTGCCACCAAAGTTTTTGAAGGCTATTCATGCCCTTTGTAGCCTCTGCGACCATGGCCTGCCGATACTCCTCGTAGGCTTGCAGCTTAGCCCAATGATCCCTCGGAATACCTGCCTTCTCACCCATGGAATGGGCTGTCTCCTCTATGCCTTCTGCCACTACTTCTCCTAGCTTAAAATTGAGGGCAAGGTTAAATCCTAGTAGTGCTCCACCTGGGCCAAAGAAAGCCCCACCAATAGCAGCCGTCAACGCGGCAACCAACACGTTTTTGGCAAAATCCCCAAAGCTACCTTTTTCTAGCGCCTCTTTTAGTTGAATACCTAGAGTAACTATCCCGATTGCTAATGGAATACCCCCAACACCTAAAGTACCAGAATTGTTTCCGAAAAAAGCACCAATAGCCATCAAAATGCCTTTTACTGCCCCGGTAGTAAGCTGTAAGGTGAGCAGGACGACTGCAATCCCGCTCCAAACATCGCTTACAATCTTCCAGAATTTCTCCCATTCCCCATTCTCAGCGCCCTCTTTTAGGGCATCATACACTTCGCCTTCTGGTTTGAGTTCAATACCAAGGAGAATCTTGGTAGCGTCCCAAGTTAGCTGTAGTTTTTCTAAGAACGAAGTTTCGGTGTCGCCCCAAATCTTCTTGATGGTGTCCCAGTAGATCTCAATGTTTTCAACCGTCTGTTCCCCAAGAATGAACTTCATCGTGATCTTAAAAGTTTCGGAGAACTTTTGTATTACAGGTTTTTCTGTGTCTGTCCAAATCGTCACGAGGTCTACCCAGTATTTCCTAATACTCTGGGTCGTTCCTTCACCAAACACAAAATCGATTACGAGTTCCGTGGACTCGCTGACCTTCTGAGAAAAAGTGAGTTGTTCATTAGTCCAAACCTCATTCAGTCCAGCCCAGAGTTCCCTAAACCTTTCAGGCAAATCTTCCCAACCCAACCATTTTAGCAGTTTATTCAACTGCAAGAGAACAAAATCAACAGCTACCTTTGTTTTCTCCTGAACCCCACCCCAGTTTTCGTCCCAAGCGGTATAGAGCAAGAAGGCCAGTGCAATGAGCCACAAGATTGGATTAGTCAAAAGTCCGAAGAGGCCCTTGACTAGAACTGCGCCCTTGCCCACGATCGTCATTCCAAGGGCTACCGCACCCAATGCAAGGCCGAGAGTAGTCAAAACACCTCCTAGAACAACACCTTGGGCAACCAGCTTCGGATTCTCACGTACCCAATCCATGAATTTTTCAAGACCTTCATTAGCTTTTTTGCCGAGCAACGTAAATACAGGAACCACAGCAGTGGCAAGCTGTGTCTTAACCCCAGCCATACCTTCGCGAAACTTAACCATGACATTATCATAACGAGCAAACTTCTCGATATTTTCCCTAGATAACACAGTCCCCAAGCGGTTCGCTTCTTCGGCTAGCCGGATGATTTCATCTCGACCTTGATTGAGCAAGGGAATGAGGTTATATCCCGAATCCCCGAGCAAGTTAAAGGCCACTTGCGTTTTGAGGTTCTCGTCTGTGGATGCGGCGAATGCATCAGCGAGATCCAGTAGAAGGGTTTCGGTCGACTTGATACTTCCGTCAACATTTCTAAACGAAACTCCAATCCTCTCATAGCTGGCCACATAGGATTGATTTCCTTGGGCGGCTTCTTGCGTTCTACGAGTCATTCGCACCATGGATTGACCAAGCTCTTCCATAGAGGACTTATTCTGGCGAGCGGCATACCCAAGTCCCTGCATGTTTTCAACCGCGACACCTGTCTGTTCAGATAACTTAGCAACAGTCTCGGCCGTGGTGTTAGTGCTCTGGACAGTGCGATTTAAGGCATAGACCAAGCCAGTTGCCGCAGCCCCAGCGGCCGCACTCCAATTTCGGAGGATTCTAATGTTGTCTTGGGTTTTCCTCTCGAATTCATGCAGCTTGCCCTTGCTCTCATCAACTCGCTGCTTGAACTCAAGGTTCGACGCTCCGATTTTGTAAAACAGGGTTTGGATATTCAATGCCAACATTATCCCTCCTCATCGAAACTGCTTATTTGCTTCGATAAAAGCTCTTCTAGCTTACCTCTAGTTTCTTTTCTTGCGGTGATCCGATCCGGATTCTTAAGGTCCTTTTCCATTTCATCAAGCTGATTATTAAGGTGCTGGACACCAACACCTTTCTCCGTATAGGGGGCAACAGCTATCTGGAGTAGCATTCGGTATTCGCTGATCTTCTCTAGAGCTTTGGCACGGTTTCGATCGGCGATTCGTTTGAAGTAGAGTGGCAGCTCTTCTGGGTAAACCTCATCAAGAATCTGACGTTTCGACCAGCCATAAGCATCGGCAAAGACGTCTACTGTGTCTTGGAGCCACTCTTCTTCGGCTTTACTGCCTTCAGTGTGTTCTGCGCCCTCTGTCCCCAACTGGGCGACAAGAGGGACATCGCGTTTTTTAGATTCGCCTGCATGGCCGACAAGTTATTGACCCTGACAATCGTCAGGAACAGCTCCGATGCTTCATCCAAACCAAGACCTTCAATGATTTGCCGATCTAGACCCGAGCCAATCTGTAGGATTTCTATAACTGCATCTTGGGCGACTTCTAAAAGAGAGCCTAAGTTATTAGCAATCAGAACGGCCATATCAACTAGACCCAAATCTGCTGACTGAGACTCATCAAACAAAACCTTTGTCTCTTCACCCTCCATCAAACCCTGTATTGCTGCAGGTAGCTCCTTGAAGGCTCTGCTCAGTTCCGCGGCTCTGCCTAGTGGCAGCTTGCGGACTTCATGAATTACCTCTTTATCATCTTGATCGTAGTAGCGGAATGGTAGCCTACGTGGTAGGGACTTAGTTTCACTCATAATTGCACCTCCGAATGATAGGAAAAGGATAGTCAAAAGGAGCCCTCACTGGGAAGGCTCCTTAGGTTGTGCTTTACTTTGCTTGCCACTTAACTCTCTGCTTCGGCGCTTTCATCTCCCATAGACCATAGATCACCGGTTTCCTTAACAGGCACACCGGTAAAGGTGACCTTGTAGATCCGCTCTTGCTGAAGCTGAAATGCCAGTTCAAATTCAGCCCGGGGGATTGCATGATAAATTGTGACGTCCCCGTCCTTTTTGTCTTTGGTTGGATCTTCTGGGTCTAGGTTTTCGATAGGCCTTAGTGTCAGTGGCTTAGAGTACTTCTTAAAGCCTTCCCCAATTTTCCCGCCCCAGACCAGCTTCTTTTTGTTGGGGTCAGTGGCATCCTGCACCAACTTGGCAGCAGGAAAGATGGCAGAGAACTTCTCCAAAACCATTTCTGCCATAAACACCTCGGCAGTTACTGTTTCACCAACTTTGACCTGGTCAACAGGGGCATTACCCGTTCGATCATAAGTTGGTCCCCAGAATTCCTCATTGTAGCGGACCATCATGCCGCCTTTGGTATACTCCGTAAAACCTAGCCGAATCTCCTCGAGATCACCGGGATTCCAGATGGCGACTGCCAATCCATACTCACTCATTCTAATTCCTCCTCCGTTTAACAGTCATTGAAACGTTAGTGCTTGCGACATGCTCGCCCTCAATCGGGCTTTTTAGAATTAAAGCCTCCCCTGCAACCATGTCACCAAAAATCAAACGAGGATGCGAGATTGCACCCTCGGGGTGAAGTTTAAGATCTGCTCTATGCAAAAGATATTGAACTCGCTCGGAGCACCGGCCAAGAAGCACAGTGTTAGCTCGCCCTGCCTCGGTGTCATCGACATAGACGTTGACTGTAGCCGTAGCACGAACTGTATCGGTTTCGCCATCTCTCGGAGCCGACAAGACATGAATAGTGCAAGATGGGTTCTTGAAACCGGCCACTCGCTTTGGCCCCTTGTCGATGGAGTTGACCAAACCCTTGAAGATGGTATCTGTGTTCAACCTTGCGAAGATCACACTGAGGATATCATCTGTATTGACTGGATGGAAGTGTATCATTGTATCACCGCCTTAAGTCCGAAGGCTGGATCCTCAACCTCTGCCGGAATATCTGATTCAAAGCAGGCTCGTAGAAGTCAATTGCTCCCTGCAAAACCCAGTATCCGTCTAGTCTCTCCACATGAATAGCGTACTCCATCCCTGCGTAGAGATAACCCCAAACGTTATTTCCTTCGTGCTCAAGAACAGGCCTCTCCATTTCGCTGCGCAAAGCCTTTAGCTCGGCAATCTCCGTTTCTGAAGCTTGCCACGACTTCATTTGCGTAAAGTTAATTCCAATGCTGTTTCTGAGATTAGCAGTGTGGTCTTCAAACGGTCCATTGCGCTTTGCATAGTTGCACATCTCACGCAATGCATATTCTAGGACCTGCTCCATCTTGGCTGTGCCAACATCCACGAGTTTGTCCATTGTTCGCATAGCTTCTGTAAACCCCTGCAAACCCTCGCTCATGTGCTCACCCCAATTAAGTCAATCTCCAAGTGAGGACCACGATCGGCGACAAAAACCACGGAGTAGGTTTGACGGGCTCCGGGAATCCCGGTCAAGTGAACTTCGACAGTAGCACCTTTTGGGATCTCCCTCTCGGTCACCGGGTGGAACATCAGGTGAGTGGATTCGTAGACTGTTCCACTTTCAGCAGCTCTCTTAATGCCACTTTTTGCCTGGATGTCCACCAATTGATTCTGAGAGTAGTACTCTTTAGACGGAGGGACTTCATTACCCCATTCATCCTGGCCGCCGTCTGTCATGACGTAGATGTCTACCTCAAAGGCGTACTCGTCATGAAGATCTGCATCAGCAACCTCGAATCGTTGTGACCTCACCAGAAATCAGTCCTTTCCAGTGTACCCACGATAATCCCGCCACCATGGGCCTTTTCTCGAAGCGCAGAAGCACGCCGCCGGATCTCATCTGCTGACGTTCTTGTTCCAGATACACTGCCTCTCGAGAACGAGGACAGTCTGGCAGGGTCACCAGCGATTGTTTCGAGGGCTTCAGCAGCGGCCAGGAGCGGACTGTCTTCAGCGTTTTTGAGCAGGAACGCTATCTCGCCATCACTGAAAATCGGATTGTTTGTATCGGTGTCTGGAATGTGAAAACGCACCTGGCCGACGGGTGTCTCTAGATCATAGGTGGCACTCATTTTGTCTTCCCTTGACCTTTTTTATCACTTGGAGGATCTTCGGGTTCGGGTTCTGCAGGTGGATCACTCGGATCTGGTTCGTTTCCGGGTGGAGCTGGTTCGCCGCTTGGAGGGTCAGGGTCTTTGCCTTCTCCCCCAGGCACTTTTGGCGGTGGGGGAGGGTCAATCGGTGGCGGTGGAGCCGGTCCTTTGACCAGCTCCTCGACTCTCACAACACCCAGCTCTACCAAACGCTCCAACTCGTCTTTCTTAAGCCTAGGGATCGTGTCCCCGGGCTTGAAGTCTTTATTGCTGTGCCGCACATGAGCCAATGTGATCACACTTATCGTACCAGACATACTAACACCTCCTTGGTGTGGTGGTTCAAAGCCACTACTAAATCACTGTGGCTTGAAACACACTATCTGCCATTGGGAACGTAGGAATTGCGCTTAATGCAGCCTTGGTCCAAATCATAGGCGGCTCATTTTCTTGGTAGACAGAAGCATAAACACCGGCCATTTCTTTGGCATCAACTTCCACGTCAAGCATGGCTTCTTCAGTCGGACCAACCAAAGTATCACCAAGCTTGCCCTCTGGCATCATGACCAGCTTATTCTCTGGCCAGAAACGCATGGTCTCATAAGTTCCATCCGCTT